CTGGGAACGATGTGTTCCAGTCAGATACGGTAATGCGTGGCGCCCTGGATGCCTCTTTACGTGAGCTTTACGCGAATGAGGAGAATGCCGGGAAAAGTAATATGTGGTACCTGACGGAAGCCGCGAAGATGGTAAACGGAAGGTTGGGCGCCCCAGCATCGGCGGAAAATGCAGATGATAAAGCCGGTGATGAAAAAGCCGCTGGTAATAACGAGGATCCGCCTCCGAAGCCAACCGTAGAAAATACCGGTGGCCGTGGGAAACAGGCTGATATTCCCCAGACACTCAGCGGAAAACCGCAGGCTGATAGTTCTTCAACAGACCAGTTCTCCAACCTGGATAACCTGACCGGTGAAGAATTGGAAGTTGCAATGGCTGGAATGTCTGAGGCCGAACAAGATAGGTATCTCCAGGGATAAATGAATGTCGCGTCTATTCGTTGAATTGAAAATTGGGGAAGAGGTCTCTATTGATCGAAACAGAATCACGCTGACCCTAGAGAAAACCAGGGGCAGACAGCGTGCGGTTATCAAGATAGAGGCTGATAACAATGTAACTATTGGGAAGCCAATCAAGAATCTGACGCGACCACCAAAATAATAGTAACTAAATACATCAGCTTGAAAGAGTCGAGCTTTCTGTAAAAACCTGGCGCAAGAGCGCCTATTTTTAAAAGGTTCACTCTAATGGCACGTACAATTATTGGTCTTAATGACGCAAAAGCAGTCCGGAAATGGTCTGCGGCCCTGGCTGTAGATGTTGGCCGGGAATCCTACTTCACGAAAAAGTATATGGGTATGGGCGAAACTGCCCGGACTCCTATCCAGATGCTTCAGCATCTTGAGAATGATGCCGGTGAATACATCAGCTTCGATCTCTCCATGCAGCTGAAGATGCAGCCTGTCGAGGGCGATGACATCCTGGAAGGCAACGAGGAAGATCTGAAGTTCTACTCCGATGGTGTTTATATCGACCAGATGCGTGGTGGTGTAAATACTGGCGGTAAGATGACCCGCAAGCGCACCCTGCATAATCTCCGCAAGGTCGCAAAGCGCCGTCAGTCTGAATGGTGGGCTCGTATCTTCGATGAGCTGTTCTTCATGTATCTGTCTGGCGCCCGTGGCATGAATGCCGATTACATCTACGATACCAGCTATACCGGTTTCGCAGGCAATGCACTTTCCGCTCCGGATACCGACCATCTGCTTTATGGTGGCGCAGCTACTTCTAAAGCCAGTCTGGCCGCCACTGACCTGTTCACCCTTGGCTTGGTTGACAAGGCCAAGTCTCGGGCGGTGATGATGGGTGGCGGCACTCAGGAGACTCCGCAGATCCAGCCGATCAGGATTGAAGGCAATGACCATTACGTTATTGTCCTGAATCCGTGGCAGGAATATGACGTCCGTACAGCCACTGCTACCGGTCAATGGCTTGACATTCAGAAGGCTGCTGCTGGCTCTGAGGGTCGCAATAACCCAATGTTCAAGGGCGCTGTTGGCATGTATAACGATGTTGTTATACAGACCCACAAAGGAGTCATTCGGTTCGATGACTACGGTGCTGGCGGTAATATCGCGGCTGCCCGTGCCTTGTTCATGGGTACTCAGGCCGGTGTTATTGCCTTTGGTAGCCCGGGTACTGGCTTGCGTTTCGACTGGAACGAAGAGTCCAGGGATAACGGCAACCAGGCGGTTATCACTACATCGACAATCTGCGGAATCACGAAGGCTACCTTCAATTCCAAGGATTTCGGTGTGATGGCTCTTGATACGGCTGCGGCAGATCCGACTGCTTAATTGGTAACCAGTGAAGCCTGTGGTGCCCTGATGGGTGCCATGGGTTTGGCAGGTTCCGTTAATTTCAATTCTTTAGAGGTAAAAATCTCATGGCTACTGATTTTCTTGCAAATGCGGCAAAGGACTCTCGTCCTTCCGTAAGCGTTACTGGTGCCGGTCAGTTGACCCAGAATAGCGGCGTATATGCTCTTGCTGCTGCTCTGATTCTCGCGGACACAATTGGGTTGTGCAAACTCCCAGCTGGTCACGTACCGGTTGATTTCATTCTCGATTCCGATGACCTGGATACCGATGGCACTCCTGCCATGGTGGTTGATGTTGGTGTAATCGGTGGTGATGTCGATGCGCTCATTGATGGCTCTGCCGTCTGCCAGGCCGGTGGCTTGGCTCGCATGGATGCCATTGCCGGGCGGCGTCTGGCGCCTTCAAATGTAGATCGCGTTATCGGCGTTACCGTTGTCACCGCTCCTGCCACTGGTGCTACAACCGGCACTATCCAGGGTACTCTAATCAGCCGTCCGGCTAACGCAGACGACTAAAAGCTGACTGAGTAAACAAATTCCCATGCCTTGGGACTTTTGGCCGGGGGCTTAATGCTCCCGGCTTTTTTTGGAGGGTATTAATATGAAGGTACGTTGTTCGTTAGTTCGCAAAGACGGCACTGAGGTAACTATTGGTAAGACGGTGTATCACTTCAAACCTGAAGTGCCAGGTGGCGACCATTTCTGTGATGTTACAAATAAGAAGCACCTTGCAAAATTCCTTGCAATTCCTGAAGCCTATGACCTTGGCGAAGATGAGGTAGTGGACGAACAGGATGAGGATGAAACCGAGATCGAAAACGAGAACGAAACCGATACCGGTGGTGAAGGTGACAGCGGAACAAATGAGAATGAATCTCAAGGCACCAATGATACGGATGAAATTAAGCTGTTGCGCGAATCTCTTGAATCAATGGATGTTGATGGTTTGATCGAGAAGTACGGCAAAGACAGTACACACGGTCTGAAACTGAATAGAAACATGCTTCAGACCACCATGATCGAGAAAATAATCGAGACCTTAACCGATGGCGACGACAGCTGAGTTAATTGCTCAGGCACGCATCGATTTGGATGATCCAGAGCTTCCGGGCTCTGGGTCTACTCCAGACGAGGATTGCCGCTGGAGCAACGCGGAATTACTTTCTTACCTCAACAGGGCGATAGATGAAGCCTGCCTGCGCGCTAGACTCCTTGTTGATTCAACTAACAGTACGGTATGCACTATCGCCGTGAAGATAGGCAAGGCGGTATATAAGCTGGACGATAGAGTTTTGCTGGTTCTGAGGGCAAGACTGGATAGCCAGGACGTACCACTTGAGAAAAAGGGTCGGGATGACCTGGATAAAACCGTGGTCGATTGGGAGGCAAAAACCGGGGCGCCAAGTAGCTGGATCCAAGACATGGACAGCAACACTATCCAACTGGTGAGTATTCCCGTGGAGATAGATGTATTGCGCATTGTGGTTCAGCGCACTCAAATGCACCCCCTGACCTGGGCCCAAAGGGCGCGTCAGCAGCCAGAAATGCACAGAATAAACCATTTTAACCTGCTCCAGTGGGTGTTGCATCTATGTTACAGCAAGCACGATGACGACACGTATGACGAAACTAAGGCTAAAAAGCATGGCGGGATGTTTTCTGGCGTCTTTGGCGAAAGACCTGATGCTTGGAACATGGAGATCCAGCGCGCAAGTAGGCCTATGAGAGTACCGGCGAGGTTTGTCTAATGCCTGAAGATCAAGCTGAAGATCAAACTATAAATATTGGGCCATGGCCATTAGGCGCCAATACAAAAGCCAAAGAGACTGCTTTGCCAGATGGAGCATTGCGCCAGGCCGTGAATGTGGACCTGGATGATGCTGGCTGGCCAGAAAGAAGAAAGGGCCGGACAGAGCGCATTGCCGGGCTGACCAATGCCCATTCGCTATGGAGTGATGGGGAGAGAGCGTTTTTCATTACCGGTGGTGTATTGAAACAAGTGTTTGTTGGTGACTGGTCAACGATTGATATTGTCTCTGGTCTGCATTCAACCAACCATGCTTCTTATGATTCAGTAAATGGCCGGGTGTTTTACAGCAATGGTGTCGATACCGGGATTATTGAGAAAGACGGATCACATAGCCCATGGGGGGTAGAGGATCCAGGCCAGCCAGTTGTAACCGCTCTGTCTGGTACTGGGATGTCAATGAAGGCTGGTCGCTACCAAGTGGCAATGGTATTCGTGGATGCCAATCGCCAGGAGTCAGGGTCTACCTTAGCAGCTGTTATTGATGTTGCAGAGGGTGAAGTCATTCAGCTAAGCAATATCCCTCAAGGCGGGGCCAAGATCAGGGTTTTTGTTACTGAGCCTAACGGAACCATACTGCTTCAACATGCAGAGATCCCGTTAGCCGTATCTAGCTATATGATCACATCAACTGTAAAGGGTCGGCAGTTAGAGACCCAATTCATGCAGAAACCGCCTGCTGGGCAGATCGTCCGGCACTATCGCGGACGAAACTATATAGCCATAGACAATGTGCTTGTCCATACGGAAGCAGAGCGTTATGGGCTTTACAGGCCATTAGATAACTATTTCCCGGCATTCCCGGAACGAATAACCATAGTTGAGCCAACACTTGATGGGCTCTTTGTGGTGTCAGATCAAACCTATTACATCCATGGAAATGATCCAGCCAATATGACCGTAATGGTTGCTTACGATCAGGGGGGTGTAGAGGGTACTGGGTGCCGTGTTTCATCCAAGCAATTCAACCTGGAAGGCGCTGCCGGAAAAGTGGCGTATTGGTTTTCCGATAAAGGTGGAGTAATTGGCCTTCCTGGAGGGTTGGTTCAGCCAGTAATGGAAGAAAGAGTAGGGGTAAAGGAATACAGCAGGGGCGCTTCCATGTTCAGAGAAGAAAATG